TCGCCGAAGAGGTCGGCCTGGAAGATCTTCTTGCGACCCTTGGCGCGGGAGTGGTTCGTGCACTCCGGCGACGCCCACAGCATGTCGGTGCGGGGGATGTACCGGGGGTCGGTCTGCGAGATGTCGGCCTGCAGGTGGTCGGTGTCGGGGTGGTTGGCGTTGTGCGTCTCGATGGCGCGGTCCCAGTGGTTCGCGGCCAGTCGGACGCTCACGCCGGGGACAGCCACGGCGCCGGTCGAGCTGCCGCCGGCCCCGCAGAACAGGTCGGTGAGGGTGAGGTTGCTCATCGGGCGACCTCGGAAGTGGGTACGGTCGTACGGCTCGTGTTCATCACGAGTCCTCTCGTCTGTGGGAGGTAGCGCCCGGCGGTGCGGAACCTTGGCGGGAGATGCACCGCCGGGCGCGTGGATGTGTCAGTCGGTGGCGGGGTCGGTCCCGCGGTCGACGACATGGGTGGCGATCAGTACGAGGGGGAGCACGGTGCCGTCGTCGAGGCGGCGGGCGTCCTCTGCGTCGTCGAGCACCGGGTAGGTGTCCATCGACCCGAGATCGTCAAGGACGACGCCCCAGGTCACACCCTCGATGCGGTCCAGATGGTCGGCCATCACGCCTCCCTCGCCTGTCGCCGCGCGATCCTCTGTGCCAGCAGGAGTGCCCCGAGCCACGTGCGCCGGTACTGCAGGCCGGACACGTCGGGGTCGGTGGGGGTGAAGACGACGACGTAGCCGGGGCCGCGGGTGGTGGAGAAGGCGCGGTAGACGGAGGGCTTGGTGGTCATCACGCACCGTCCTTCCGGGCGCGAGCCAGTCGTGCAGCAGCCTCGGCGCGCTGTTCGTCGGTCATCGGCGCACGTTCCCGCTTTGCCCCTGTGGCCGGGTTCCACCGGTCGGCGGGGATGGTGAACTCGGCCCACTCGGACCCGTCGTGGAACCCGGTCGCGATCTCGGCGTAGGCCGGGTGGCGGCGCAGTCGCCCGATGTAGCGGCGCTGTGCGGTCCAGATGCGAACCGTGTCGTCGGCGTCGGTGATGGTGACGGTGGTCTCGCGCTCGGTCGCGTGGAGGCTCATCACGCACCGTCCACGGGGAAGGTGTCGGCCGCCTTGATCTCGGCCACTCGCGCCTCGATGGCCTTGCGCTGCTCGGGGTGGTTGCGCCACAGGTCGCCGAGCTCGGTGAGGTCGGTGCACGCGGCGATGTCGTCGGCGGTGGGGCCGGTGGGGGCGGTCGAGCTCTCCGCCTCGCTGAGCGGCTTGACGGTGAACATCGCGGTCTGTCCGCGGGTGACGATGAGCGGCACTCGCTGGGTCTTGTCGATGTGGCTCATGTGCGAGATGCGCGTGCCGCCGATTGCCTCGCCCCCAAACCGAACGGACGGGTCGCAGAAGAGGGTGACCTTCCGCCCGACGTACTTCGAGGCGTCGGTGCCCCAGCACGCAGCGAGCACGCGGCGCATGGACTTGCCCGGTCGCCAGACTCGAGGGAACTCCTCGAGCGCGATCTGCACGGGCTGCTCGGCCTTGCCCTTGGAGACGGACTTGATGGTGAAGGTGCGGGGGCCGCTGTGGGCCAGGTCTACCGCGTCGAGCTGGTCAGACGTCGGGGTGAGGGTGTCGGAGATGTCCATGTGTCAGATCACCAGGTCCTGGAAGTGGTCGATTCGCTCGGTCTCTGGTCGACCGGCGGTGCGGGTGTAGAAGGTGGCGACCATCTCGGCCGCGTTCTTCTCGAAGAAGGCGACGGCATCGACGATCGCGTCGAACCAGGCGTCGTCGGGGTGCACGCGCTTGGTCCACAGGGGCATGCCGCCGCAGTAGGACACGTAGTCGCACCACTGCCGACCCGAGACGAGGAGCCCGCACTGGATCTGCGCCATGTTCTCGGCGGGTACGGCGTCGGCGAGGATCGTGGCGAGGTGCTTCTTCTGCTTCCTCGACTTGATCTCGATGAGCCCGTCGTCGCCCACGAGCCCGTCGGGGGAGTAGCCGATGGGGAAGCCCCAGTCGTCGCGGATCATGAAGCCGACTTCACTGACGATCTCGCTGGTGCAGTGTCGGGCGTAGGCATTCCGGGCCAAGGGCTCGTCGAGGGTGCCGCGCATCATGTCGTTGTTGACGAACACCGGGTCCGACCAGCCGGTGATGCGCTCGGCGGCCAGGAGTGTCGTCAGCGATCGGGATGCGTCGGTGCGTGCGGGCTCGATGACCTGGGGCGCGTCGGCCGGCGGGATGCGGCTGGCGTGCACGGTCTTGATCGGCACCGGGACCTTGCGTGCGCGACTGACGCACGGGGAGCCTGCTGCTGCCCCGCACTCGTGGCACGTGACGGTGGTGGGCGCGGGAGGTCCGACGGTGATGAGCTGGCCGACGACGGACGCCGTGACGATGCCGCGTCGTGCTGCCAGCCAGTCCTCGGAGCCCTGCTCGAGGTCGTCGTACACGTGCAGGCTCATGCCGTCCCCCTCTCGTCCTTCGCTGCGTCCTGCATCT